CTGCAAAAAGCGTGAATTTGAAATTTTGAAATAAAGGGTTGTGACGGTCGTGGGTGCCCTCTTGTCTGCTAATGCGAATAATGGTGCGAATGCGGGTTTCGGTTATCTGAATACGAATAATCGCTCCTCGAACTCGAATGCGAACATTGGGTTCCGCCTATACCGTTACGGTTTAATGCTTAAAAATATTAGACTTTGACCGTTACAACCTTGCCACACAGAAACTATCATTTGATAGCTGGCAAAAAAATAATGTTTTTATCAGTGTCAGTAAGTTATTGAAAGCTCTGAATAGAACAACGGCACACAGATATATGATGGATGAATTATATTTTGAAAAGAGCAAAAGGCTCAAAAACATTTATCCTCTGGTTTATTCCACGGATAACCTGGTAAGATCTCAGTATAATGCTCAGAGAGGTAAAGGGGTAAGAACCGAAATAACCAAATTCAATGAGCGTATATGTGAGAATCTGCAAAAGCTGTATTGTATGCTTGAAAGTGAAAGCTATGTACCTGGTGAATATCGTATAAAAACGATACATGAACCCAAAGAACGGATCATTATGATTGCTCCATTCTTTCCTGATCGGATAATACATCACTGTATAATAAATGTCATGGGGGATGTTTGGACAAAGGTTTTTATTCCAAATACATACGCTTGCATTAAAGGGCGTGGGATTCACAAATGTATGGAGGATATACATCGTGCTCTTATAAGTGATCGCAGGGGAACCAAATACTGTCTTAAAATTGACGTAAGAAAGTTCTATGATAATGTCGATCATTCAGCAATGAAAAAGATCATTAGATACAAAATTGCTGATGGGCAAATGTTAAGGCTGTTGGATAAGATAATAGATAGTAACGGTAAAGAAAAGGGATTGCCTATAGGCAATTTCACCAGCCAGTATCTGGCTAATTTGTATCTGGCATACTTTGACCATTGGATCAAAGAGGATCTGAAAGTCAAATATTACTATAGGTATATGGATGATGTTGTAATTCTTGATCAAAGCAAAGATAAGCTCCATGATATATTAGATATGATGGGCTTATATCTCGGAGCTGAGCTGAAACTGGAGATAAAACATAATTGGCAAATATTTCCTGTTGATGCACGTGGAATTGATTATGTTGGATTCAAGCAAGATCATTATGGAATACTACTTAGAAAGAGTATCCTGATGAGATTTTATAAGAAGTTCAACCTACTCAATAAGAAATACAATATCTCAGATATTAACGATATAAAACACCTCTTCCCATCTGAATACGGCTGGATCATCAGATGCTCTGAGGAACATAGTAATTTCATATTTAAAAAGTGCTTAGAAAATGGAAAAACAAGATGTTTTAACCATCGGGCTGCTGGTTGATAATAAGCCTGAGGTGTTCTTTGATTTGAATAACGGTCAAGGAACGTTTTTGTACAATCACAATATCAAAGAGGTATTAGTGATAAAAGATGAAAGTGGGAGTGTAGCTATCACTGAGGATGAGGGTAAAGCTACTGGTACAATGTTTCAATATGATAGCGTTAGGGTTGAATTCCCTAAAACCGCTGATAACATCTTTGCAACATTGCTGGCAGCTAAATATTCATCTACCAGGGAGAGCAAACTGGTTAATGAATATCAATCAGCCGTTTTGGGCTTGCTTGATAAATCATTCAAGAAACCGTATGAGGACTATCTGAAAGATCGGATCAGCATACGTGCATCTGTAGATTCTGATTGTGAAACCTCTAAGATCCCGATAGACTATGAATAACATTGTAGATTTTGAGGACGGTGTAGAGGTCAGAACTGGAGGAGATGAACTGTTTGATTGCGAATACTCCAGTGTGGACTGTCTAATTAACGAAGTTATCGTATTTACTGGAGTGAAATCTGATGTTCAAACAGAAAATGGAACTCGTACTCTTGTTGCTTTTGGAGAGGGGGCTGCCAGATCAGCATTCTTTACTGAGAGTAAACGCCTGAAAGATGTCGTATCTAATCCAGAGAGATCTTTCCCTTTCCGTGCAATCATCAAAGTGGTAAGGTTTGGTAATAATACAGGATTCAAATTCTTTTCTCCGAACAGTCCTATCTCACAAGTTGATAGAGATAATTTCGAGTTTTACAAACGAAATAAATATAGGAGGAACAGATGAAAGATTATAGTGCCTTTTTTGTAGCTGCAACATCGGCTGTAGTTGCATATTTTGATACAACGTACACCTTTCTGATAGCTCTTTTGATCGGTTTCATGCTTAATATATTTGCTGGATTGAGGGCTGATGATGTTCACATTACGGTATTCTCCAGGTTCCCACATATTAAGTTGCTGAATTACGATCGACATAAGCTAAAAGATTCATTGATGGAGTTATTCCTAATAACTTCAATTACATATATCCTAAAGCTTATAATAGATCTATTCAAACATAATGATAAGAGTGTATATGCTGTACAGATACTACTTGCTGTAGCGGTTTATTATTATTTCACCAATTCTTTGAAGAATTTAAAAACTGTATATCCAAAAAACAAGTGGCTATCTTTTACTTATTATCTAATCACATTCCAATTCAGAAAGATGCTCCCAGATGTGGTAAAGGGGGCTATGGATGAGGTGGATAAAGGAGAAAACAATCATGAAAATACTAATTGACAATGGGCATGGTGAAAATACACCAGGTAAAAGATCCCCTCTATGGGGAGATGGTTCACAGTTGTTTGAGTGGAGCTATACACGTGAAATAGCTGCTATGGTTGAATCTGAGCTAAAAAAGAGTGGAGTAGATGTAGAACGCCTGGTAAAGGAAACTATAGATGTTCCATTATCGGAGAGAGCCAGGAGAGCTAATGAAATAGCTGCCAGGAACGGAAAGAGTAAGACTATTCTTATATCTATTCATTGCAACGCCTCCACAAACGGAAAGGGTACTGGATGGGAAATACATACCAGTCCTGGAAAAACCAAATCGGATGATCTGGCTCAGGTATTCTGGGATACAGCTAATCAAATGTTTGGAGGTACCTGGAAGATTCGGGGTGATTGGTCTGATGGTGATGGTGACTGGGAGAGTAATTTTTACATTCTCACAAAAACGAGTTGCCCAGCTGTTCTAACTGAGAATTTTTTCATGGACAATGAACATGATTGCAAATTCATGTTATCTAAAGAAGGTAAAAACCAGATCGTAAAACTACATGTTGATTCGATCCTAAAATTCATCAAACAATATGAGTAAAATTTCAATTTATCTAATAGGAATATTATCCCTGGCTATTGTCACTTTATACTGGCAGCTGGATAAGACAATAACGGAAAAGCAGCGACTTTCAAATAACCAGGAGGCGTTACTTTCAGATGTGGATTACTATAAAACTGAGAGCGGAAAAAACGCTGCATCGGTTCAAAAGCTGGAACTGACTAAATCAGAACTGGAGAAACATAATGTAGATCTCAAAGAAACAATATCAGATCTGAATCTTAAAATAAACAGGATCCAGGCAGCTTCTACAACAGCAACTCAATCCAACTACAAGATTAAAACGATTGTAAAGGATAGCATTGTTTATAGAGATGTACCTGTTAAGTTACAACGTATCGACTTTCGGGATCCATATATAGATTTTACTGGAACTATTGATAGTGGTACATTCAGCGGGGATATTACTACAAGAGATACCCTGGTTCAAATAATCCATAGGGTTCCAAAGAAATTCTTATTTATAAGATATGGAACAAAAGCCATCAGGCAGGAAGTTGTTAGCAAAAATCCGTATAGTAAAATTGTATATACTGAATATATAGAATTAAAGAAGTAGCATTTTTCTGAATTATTTTTTTGTTCATAATCAAGCCGTGCCAGCTGTGAAGTTCGCACGGTTATTTTTTAATAAAAAAGTCGTATAAAACTTAAATTACATCCAGTTTTTACTATCAGTTGCTTTTAATTTATATTCAGGACATCTTTCATTTACTTTGATAAATGTTGCATTGTCTTCTAAATTACCACTTTTTGCAACGATATTATTAACATCTTCTAACTAATTTTAAATTTAAATACTTTATCAGCACTAATTGTTTTAATTAATTTTCCATTATTATATAAAGAAACTTCTTTTTGATTTGAGTAAACTTTAATAATTGCTTTCTTTCCTTCACGTTTTTCATAACGTTTTGAACAAATATGTAATACAGGTTCTGTACTCCACCATGCTTTATATAAGTAGAAACTGTCTTTTTTAGTTAATCTATCAAATGTAATCATACCTTTATGATTCATACCAGGTTCGCCACCTTGATTTCTAGCATCAGCAGCAAAATCAAACATATTCCAAATATAAGTTCCCCATAAATA